CTATTTGCATAAAATATTGGATTACCAGATTCTCTGGCTTTGTTAGCGTTTGATACTGAATTGAAGAAAAGTTTGGTTACTTGATTCTGTTCTGCTGTTCTTGAACCTGATATAATAGGAACGATAAAGTCTGTTAAGTTTAGGTTCATAGGAACTGATGAACTTGCTCTTAAATATGTTGTTCCAAATCCTTTTGTTCTATCGTTTTGTCCAAGTATTTGACTTGTTAATGTTGGCATACCTAAGAAACCGATGTTAGAACCACTCTCAAATGCAACATTAAATGTTCCTTCATATGTGTCATAACTACTACCTGTCATTGTAAATCTTGAATCTGGATTATCTATATTAATCTTAGTTACGAGTATTCCATCATCAAATGGTTGTGCATTTTCAAAATAACGATTTGTGAAACTTGGTTTCTTACCAATTATTTCTTTTCTTCTTTCTAAAATATTTGGTTCAATCAATACACCTAATGTTGAATTAGCACGAGCTGGTAATAATTGTCTTGTTTGTGTAAAGACACTTGAATCATAAAAACTTAATATTCTCAAGTAGTCCCAAAAATTGTTTGACCTATTATATCTTTTAAAGTAATCTCTTTGTAATTTATTTAAAGTTCTGTATGATTGTTTGAATTCATCTCTTGGGTCTCCAATCAAATCATCAAATGATAAGTCTGCAATACTATAAACGATATCCTCATTAACAATATCAACTGGTGAGAAATAGATTCCAAGTCTATTACTATCTATTGGTGCAAAGTCTTGTGATGAAACTTCATTACGAACTTCTGGTGATAATGCTGTTCCAGCTTTTAGTGTGTTGTCTTCTATTCTAATCTTTGTTGCATTTCTACGAGAAGGGCCTACATTTGGAACTCTCATTTTTTCTTGGTCATTTACGGTCTTGAAGAAGTTTCCTGTAAATCCATTGATATTACTTCCTGATATAATTCCTTGATAAGTTTCTATATATGCTAAATTAGAAGCTGTTGGATTTGTTTGTAAATTTTTATTATCGTCTAATGGTAATCTAAGTAGTAAATCATCATATGAAGAACCTGATTTATTTCCGTTGTATGCTTTTGGTGTTCTGACGTGATTATCAAATATACTTGAACTCAATGGTTCTGACCAAAATCTAAATTCCATTAATGAACCACTAAATTGTTGGGAACCAAAACTTGCACCATTACCACCAAGGTAAGTTGCGTTTGGTGAGTTATTTACAACCTTTTGATTGTAAGATGCGGATAAAGAAGACGCTCCGTCTACGGTTAAAGTTGAACTACCTTGATATAAAATCTTTTGTCTTGTAGAATCGTATTGTTTTGCTGTTAATGTATAGTCAACACTTCTACTCGCATTGTTATCAACTAATTGTGCTCCACTTGACGATACTCTTGTCAACATAACTGACCAGAAATCATCATTAAATAATTTTAATTTTGGTGTGTCTAAGTGTGATACACCTGTTGAACTACTTACTGCAAATCTTATATTACCATATTCAGTAGAACCACTATTAATAAGTTGTAATCCAAAACCTGCGGATTTTCTAAGTAATACTTGGTTCGCTTTGTATGGTGTTTTATATCTAAATTCTATTGTTTGTGGAACCTCACCATTTGAGTCATTTCTCCAAGGAACTTGTATATATTGTGAACCTTTAAAATCTAATGCTCTTGTAAATTTTCTTTTAATTTCATAACTTACTCGTGTTCCTTTATCTGGCCCACCAAACTCACGAACTCTTAACATAGAACTCGGTATTCCGTAACAACTTAATAATCCTTTTACTGCTCGTTCTGTTCCTTTTGCTTTGATAAAGAAAGGTAGATTAGCAAGTATTCGTTTCCATATTTCTTCTGTTAGTTGTTCTTTTGATGATTCATATTTTGTGCTTCCATCAGGATTTTTACCCAATAAATATTCAGGTAAATTCACCAAGTCGTTACCACTAAATAATTGTAACCCAAGTGATTTAGCAAACTCTTTTGCTACATCTTTTGATATACCCTCTGATAAATTTTCTACTCGTTTATTTACATCAGTTAAGTGTTTTACATAAACCCATATCTCATCAAATTGTTGTCCGACCATATCCATAAATTCTAAGAATACATTGTTTTGTGTATCTGCGTAAATATGTTCTGGTAAAGAATTTCTTAGTGAGTTTGGGTTGTTAAAGTCATATGCTGAAGAACTTGCGATTCTATTATCATACCAGGTTGTAGCGGTAGAACCAGAAGTATGTTCTAATTTGTATGGTGTAGTTGATGTCATCTTTGGCCAAGCTGTATCGTGGAATAATCCGTTGGAACCACTTGAATAAGATGAACTCTCAAAATACATATAATGTTCAAATGGGTCAAATGAATTAACTACTCGTTGTCTTTGTTTTTCTATATGTGATATTCTGGCCGCTGAACTACTGATTGATAATAATGATGAACTCGAAGAGTTGTATCCTTCAATCAGTTCTAATTTTTTCTTAAAGTTCTTTACCCTAAACTCAGCTGAACCAAAGTTTACAAAGTTTCCGAGACCAAAGTCATCTGCTTCAATATTAACATCAGTTGTTGTTTTTTGATAGTCTATTGTTGGTTGAACATTTAACAAACTACCTGATGTGAGTTTTTCTTCCAAATCAAAATTTAGTAGTGTGTTACTACCTAATAAATCATTGTGATTTTGGAATTGTGTTCCCTCATAATTTATAGGATTATCAACTGAATTTAGATTTGGTATTCTTAAGAATATTCCATCATCTGGTCTATCTATAAATGGAACTAATTTAATTTTATCTTTATAATCTGGCAATCTCTTTTCTACAAAGTAAACTTTATCTAATTTTTCACAATCTTGTAGTGGTTGTTTTACTTTTATTTTTCTTGATAGATTATCGGCTCCTAATTTATCATTAACTACTAAGTAATGTTGATTACCTTTTACCATATAAGTTTTGTATCTATTTACATTACTTTTATCATAGTTAACTCTCCAATAGGTAAACTTTTCTGCCCTTTGGTCTTGACCTTTATGTTTAACTTTATTCACTCCGTCTTCATAACTTAGTGAAACTCTGATACGATTAGCGTCTAATACTTCATCTATTCGTGCAACATAATCTCTATCTTCTTTTTGTATCTTGACAACTTTTCTACTGACAACCTTTTCTTTAACAATCTTTTTAGTTTTCTTTTTTCTTCTGATTGGGTCAACGGGGTCTTTCTCTAATTCTTTTTGTTTTTGATAAACGGTACCACCATATAAACCATAACCATCTCCACCTTCAATCAAACCACCAATTGGTAATCCATTTCCTGGTGATAGTGGCCCACCTTCTTCTCCTAAGTCTGCTCTACCCGTTACATCAAAATCAATGTATGCATTTCTTGCAGCACCTTGTCTTCTTGGTGGAAGTATCTTACCTTGTGAGATAAGTTGTTGTTCTAATTGTTTAGCTCTATCTGACCTTGCCATTATCTCTGCTCGTTTGCTCGTTCTTGTAATGCGGCGTCCGCTAATTCTCTTTCTGACTCAGATTCATCATTTCTTAATATGTCTATCAAGTCGTTATTTGATAGTTCACGAAAATCAGAAGCGTCTCCTTCGTCTAATCTTTGTTGTAGAGTATCCTTGTCGTCAGGTTCTGGCTCAAAGAAATCTACTTCTACGATTTCTTCTACAATTACATCTTCGTTTGTTGTTGTTTCGTTTTCTATCTGATATAGTTTTGGTATAATGACTTCACCACCTACCATATTTTGTGTAAATCCTCTATCCATATCATTGATATCAAACTCTAATACATATTGGTCACTCTGGTCAAACTTAATTTTACCAGAATTGTTTATTCGTAATGGTTTGTATTCTATCAGTTCTGACATAGATTTGAAGTCATCAATATATTCTGAGTTTTTTATTATCTCATCTCTTTCTACAATCAACTCAGTTTTATCTGGTGATATGTCATCAATGACATAATTTAAACTTCTCTTAAATAATTCTTTTTCAGGTAATTTATCAAACTCATCATTTTTTGGATTTGGTGTTGATGTGAAGTATCTTATATCATCATTAATTTTTTTCTCTTGGACTTTACTATTCCAAATGACACCTTTATCATCAACGAAAACTTCTCTTTCTACACCAGCCAATCTTCTCAAAAACTTGTAAGTTACATTGTAATTACCCTCTACGAAACCAGCATTTCTTAAATGCTCTGCTATATTTATGTCTATAAAGTTTTCACCTGAATCTAATCCAATTTCTTCTGACTCTAAAAAAATAGTATCTAATAACTCTTCATTGTCTTCATCATATACATAGAGTGCAATAAAGTCATCATCTACATCACGACCAAAACTACTATATACTCTGTTTGGTAAATAGTAAGTTGCTTTTTCTTTTTCTGTAAATCCGTATTCTAATGCCATTATTTGACCTCAACCGTATCTTCTAATCCACTTACACTAAACATATCAAATTCATCTCTTGGTGCCTTTTCATTTGCCTGACCCCAAAACTTTAATAATTCTTTATTAGTGAAAATGAACTCATCATAAACCATTTGATATTGTAGATTCTTTATATATCCTTGTAATCTTTTTAATGCAAGAATAGAACCAAAAAGAAATGAAAACTTAGGAATTTTAATCGGAACCATAAATTGATTTAAACTTCGTTTCTTTTTCTTTTGTCTTGTTAAGTATGATGATAGAAATGTAGAACCCATAACTTTTCTATTTGGATTTACATTTTGTTTTATCACAAGTAGGATTTTTGCATTTAATAAGTTTGTACTCATATTCAATGGATAATTTACTCGTAGTGCTCTATTGATAAATCTTATCATTGCTTTCTTCAAATGTAAATCTGGCTTTGCTTTCTTTTCTTCAATTTTTATTTCTGTTTTAATAATATCCTTTTCAGCTTCTTCTTCTGGCTTAGCAAGTTCTTGTGGTGGTATAAAAAATGTAAATTGGTTGTCTACCTTTGATGAGTTTTTGTCATCAAAGTATTGTTGTCTGTTTTCAAGTCTAACAATATCAAACTTTTCATTAATAGATTTACCTAATTCTCTTGGTGATTCTATTGATATAAGGTTTCCATTTTCATCTCTTAGTGGTTCAATCGCATCAATAGAACCAGAAACTTCTTGTTTTAATTTCAAGTCTCTGAATATATTTTCTTGTTCTATAATATCAGAGTCTAACAATTTCTGATAATATTGTGATTTATTTCTAGCTGAACTTGGTAAGTAAGGCATTATCTCACCACTCTGAACTCATAGTCATTATCATAATAATGAACTTGTTCATCTGTTGTTCCACTCCCACTAACAACCTTAACACAAAAACGATAATTTCTTTCTGCTTGGAATCCGTTCATCCAAATATTAAAGTAATTACCTGTGCTATCACAAGAGATTGCTGAACCTGTTCCAAATGGAACTATAACTTCTTCGGTATCGGCATCTTTAACTTGGTAATAAATTGAACCACTCGGTAAATACTTTGTAGTCAACTCGGCTGGTGTTGTGGCAAAAGCTGTTGTTGGATATAATTCTCTACCAGTTAATCTTAACTTAACAATAGAGTTCTCTTTATATTCAGTTCTTAAGTTTTTAAAATATACTTTTAACCTTTCTAAGTCTGTTGATGTTAATGGTGACAAACTTCCTGTTGACCAAGAAGAATCGTTCCACTCTACTTCTAACTTAGGTGGATAGATTGTATGTGTTTCTCTTGAGAAATATTTTAGATTTCCTAATCTACTTGTGCTCGCTTCGTCCTTTGTAGTATCACTTCCTGAGTTAAATAAAAATGTATTATCAGTTGGAAGTATTGATTCTCGTTTTAAGATAAAGCCTCGGTTCGGGTAAACTGAACTTGAATAAATATGATTTTTAACCATATCAGTTACGTTCATTCTTAAATCTTTTTTATCAAATGTTAAGTCATAAGATGAACTAACTTTATACTGACCCGATTGTGTTCTCCACCAAGCGCCACCGTCAGTCAATACTGATGTTGATACCCAAGGTGTCTTTGCCTCGTGGTCTCTGTATTGAAAACTTACTCCGTCTGATGTTACTGGGTCGTGGTCAAGTTTTCCTGTTCCTTGTTTCCAAGCACTTCCACTAACCATATGAGCAAACACACTTTGTTCTGCTTCAACTTCTTCTGAAGTTGCGTCATATAAATTTAAAAAGTATTTTGCGTTAGAAGGTATCTTTCCGTCTTGTATTGATTGTGATATATAAGAATAATCAAAGTCAATTAATACTCTTGAAACATTTTGGACACTTCCACCCGCAGAAACAACCTTATTGATTTCTAATATTTCATCAAATCCTGTATTGATAGAACTTGTTGTTCCACCTGAATATATTGTTGCGTCTCTTTTTCCAAATTCAAAATAATGCATTATTTGTCTCCCACTACTCTACCCTCAATATCAATGTTCGGGTATTTAAGTTCAAATATACTTGGGTCTAATGATGTGTAAACAATTCCATCTCTTGTAGCTGAGTCTAAGTCGTAAACATTACCACTATATCCTGCTGCTACTTTATGTTTATTTTCAATCACTACAATATTCTTATTAGGATTATTGTCTTGTGGTGGAACTACTGATATCACACCCTCTACCAACGAGATAACATAAGCAATGTCGTTCAACACGATTGGTTGATTAATTTGCCTTTTTTGTGTATCAAAGTGTTTCTTAACTGCCTGTATAGCATTAAACAACACTTCATTTTTATTGTATCCTCTACGAACAACTATACTAAATCTTACACCAACATTAATGATATATCCGTCTTTAATGTTTATAGCGTCTGTTAATACTCTGTATTGTGAAAGATACATTTTTAAATTTTGTTTTACCGCTTCATTTAGTTGTGTTAGTTTTCCGTCTGCTGTATATCCTAACACATACATATTCATAGCTAATGGATTTGGAATAACATCAATAGATTTTATTTTCTTTACTTCTCCATTGATGACTTCTAATTGACCCTCACTTTCTAATTGTTCATCTTGAACAATAAATGCTTTTGCAATATTACCATATTTTTGTGGTAGTGAATAAACTCTTGTTATATAGTCTTCTCTTGTTACTGCACGATTTTGTGCATTAAAGAAAGCACTGGCATTTAACTTAATGTCTTGTAGTGATTCTTCACTTGCTCCGCCAGTTGCTCTTCCTAAGTTAGTTACTGAAATACTACTTTCAACATTAGATGTTTTGGTTGAGTCAAGTCCTGTTGTGGAATTAGTAAATGTTAATCTTTTAGGTGCAGATATTGTTCTTGGTGCTACATTATGTTCCATAGCTCCACCATAATTATAATTTACCGTAAGTGTTGTGTTACTTGGTGCTAATCCAAAGGTTTGCGTTTTCATAAAATTACTTGGGTCAAATGACTCGTCTAACTTAGAAACACCAAAACCTAATGATGAACCCACATTATCTGGATTTGGAATTATTTCTTCGTCTGCATTATCACTAACGCCTGAACCAAATTTAATCTCCATACGATTATCATCACGAACTCTTGTTGTAAATCTTCTTGATGATTTAATTAATTTTAATAAATAAGGTGTATCGCTCTTGTGTGTTGAAAGAGTTGGGTCATTGAGTGATGTATTTTCTTCTGACTCAAATACAGTATCTTGTGCTAAGAAAGGAACTTGATACCAAGTATTACTATTACTATCGGTTATTGAAATGACTTCATTTACTCTTTCATTTCCCAATGTAACCTTGTCAAACTTAACAGCGTTTCCAAATGTAAAGGTTTCAGAAGTTCTTGTTCCTGATTTTGCTAAACCTGTTTTTGTAAGTCTAAAATTAGTAGGGACATTTCCTGTAGCTGGTTGTAATGCAGCAACGTCCATTTTATCTAATGAACCTGATGTCTTAAAGTTAACATCATCTAACAAACTAAATTCTACTCCACTCGTTGATGTAAATGTAGAGTTTGCTTCTATCTTACCGGCGTAATCTAAATCTGCTTGGTAAGTTGCACTTGCTCCACTACCAATTGTTTTTGCAGGAACATCAATTGTAAAAGTAAGTTTTACCGTAGCAGGACAAGATAGTTTTGGTTTATATCCAAATGATTGTGCAATCTCATATATATTTTTTCTTTCTTCTGCGTGATGTAAAAGTGTTTCTCTAAATTGATTATCTACATAGTAATTCAATACATCTCCGACATAAGATGCCATTTCAACAAACATCATACCTGGTGATGCTTCATTGAAATCATTGTATTGATTTGGAAAGTATGACTTTGCAAACTCTATTAGGTTCTGTCTAATATTAGCAAAATCTCTTCCAAGATAATTTACTTCTTTTTTTACTACTTTTTTATTTGTTCCGTAATCTACTTCTTGTGGATTAATACTCGGCATTTCTATTCTCCAACTTCAAAATTAAATGTTATGGTATCAAAGGTATCTGGCTCTATCTTAGTAGAATATTCTATTTGGATATTTATCATATTATCATCTGCTTTAGGAACCACAATCACATCATTTAAAATAATGTGTGGTAATTGAGATGATATGGTTTCCCTAATCTCACTATCAATATCACTTGTAGTGCTTGGTGTAATTTGCTCAAATAAAAGTTCTCTAAGTCTTGAACCAAAGTTTGGTTGCATTACCCGTTCACCCTTTGATGTTAAGAGTAAATTGATAATGTTAGATTTGGATTGTTCTAATACAGTTTTTGTAGAGTAGAAAAATCCATCTGGACCATAGTCCAATGGAAATCTAATACCAACATTAGTATCTTTATTTTTATCTATTTCTCTTACACTTGCCATTATGGTCTAAAATTACCTTCGCCTGATTTCTTTTTACTTATTGCTTTCATAAGTCCAGAATAATCACGAGTTAAAGCGTCTTGAACTCCCTCAGGAACTGCGTCTACTGACACACCTGCTTTTTTGATTGTATCGACTGCTGCCATTTCTCGTGCCTTTTCTTTATTACCACCACGACCTAAATCCCCATATCCTAATACTTCGGCCATATTGTCACTACCTAATACACCACCACCCAATGAAGGATATTCGTCAGTTTGACCTGATGCTCCTAATGGATTTGTGTTGTTCAATACTTCGTTTAACGCTGGGTTTTTTGAGTATTTTTTTGTAGGTTTTTTCTTAATTACCTTTTTGGGTTTGGGTTTAGAAATCACTTCTGATAATTTGACTTCTTCATTCTCATTAATAAATATCTCGCTAAGTTGTTTTTTGACTTCTTTGCGAACAACTAATTCAATTATATTTTTTAACTTACTTTTATTCATTTTATTCCTCTATTTCTGTTTGTAAATCTGCTATACCATCAACTAAGTCTTTAGAACCCTCTAATGTAGTTACCTCGTTATCCAATTCGATAACTCTATCACCAAATGAATTAACTTCACCATTAACCAATAGAGTTCTTAAACTCTCTTCCTTTTCTTGAAACATCTTTCTGGCAGGAATTGTATCCTCACCAAAAGAACTTTCAAGATTTTCCTTTGCTACTTCGTATTCTGTAATTCTTGATTTAAGAGCTGGCGCTCCCTTATAAGTATTAAGGTCATTACCTTCTTGTTCAAAATCTTCTAATTTTTCTTTTAATTCATCTACTTGTGCTTGTGTTAATTGTTGATTCGGTGAGTCCTTAACACTATCTACCGTATCAGCTACCGTTGTAAGTGCTGTTGTTTTCAATGCTTTTGTCGTATCTATTTTACCATCAATCACCGATTTGATTGTATCAGCTTGAGCCTTGAGTTGACCTAAAGAAGATACACCTTGAATTATCTGAGCAAAACCCGGTATTGGTTTTAGTGCTTCTTTTAACTCGTCCATTGTATAAGTTTTTAATCTTGATTTGTCTAACCATTTTAGTTTCAATACTAAATCATTAAACTCTAATAATTTTTTTGCATTTTTAATTTTATCTCTAATGTTTGTAAACCAAGCAGGATTAACAACTCCTTTTGTTCCTGGAATAACTGCCGGTATCAATGAACCAATCTGAACTTTAATAAAATCTAAATTAAACTCAACTTGTTTAGCGAGAACCGCTCCCATTTCTACCATACCCTCTGGTGCTAAGATTACTCCGTTCTCTCCAAGTTTCTTATTTACATCAACCTTTGTCTTTGCGTCAGTTATGATTTGACTTGCTCCCAATTCCATACCACCCATAGCATTTTTTATCTGAACTCTATCTGCTTTGATATGAACTTTACCTTTTGCAAATATTGCTATGTCATCTTGCTCTGCACTAAATGTTAATCTATCTGAACCAATATAAATTTGTCCATCATTATATTCAGTAGTTTCAAAATGGTTACTGAATGGACTTGGTTTTTTCCACGACCACTTAGCCATTTCTATTCCATAGTCTTTGACTTGGTCTGAATAGTTTACACTTTCTTTTGATGTCATACGAATAAAAGATGTATCATCAGTAATGTTTTTAGATGATTGCTTATCATTTGTGCTTAAAACTATATTACCTGTTTTCTTTCCGTCATCACTACTAAGTTTTACATAGTTATTATTTCTACCTTGAATTAAAGTATCACCTTGTCTAACTTGTGTTTTATATTCCGAAGTGTTATCAAAATACTTTAAGTCCTCATCTCTATAATCAATACTTGCAGTAGCTCTTGTATCGGATATTTTTCTCGTAAAGTTTACTTTCTTAGGATTTATATTTAAAGATGAAAAGTAATATCGTTCATTATTAAATTCCATACCGATTACTACTTCATTTTCTAATGGGTATTGTAAAACATTATTATCTAATGGTACAAAATCTTTACACTCGTTAAATGGTTTACCTGGTTCTGATACTACATACCTACCAACAATACGACCATAGTCTATAAATCCTTTATCAGCTGAACCTGTTGGATAAACTTTTAAAACTTGCACTGGTTCTAACTCAAAGTTTTCATCCTTGTCAACAAGTTGCTTTACTTTAAGACGAAGGTTTCTAGCGGTAATCAATTGATTACTTGAAGTGCTCTTTTCAGAACTACCTCTTTTAACATTTTTTGTATACATTAGTTTTCCTTACTGATGGAACTTTCTATTTCGTCTTTTTTGACTTGTAACTCTTGAACATCTGATTCTATTGCGTTCATCAATTGTTCTTTTTCTGCTTCTGATAAACCGAACTCACTATCGTCTGATGTTGCTCGTTTTTCAGCTGCTGTAATTCTTTGAACGATTGTTGCTAACTTGACAAGTTGTTCATCGTTCTTGACATTGATTTCTAAATACTCTTTTAGCATAGGTATAATCTGGACGGCCGTATCTCCGTCCTTAATAAATCCGACCACCTCTTTCATTAGAACTTCTAATTGCTTTTTATTGGTGTGGGAATTATCGTATATGTCCTTAAAGACATCTGATAGGGTTTTACCCTTG